CCGCCCGAAGCGGATCCGCCCGTTGCCGGTCAGATCGCGCAGCAGCACCTGGGTGACGAGGTACCCCGACAGCACGAAGAACACGTCGACACCGATGAACCCGCCCGCCACCCGGTCGGCCCCGGCGTGGAACACCACCACCAGATACACGGCCACGGTGCGGAGGCCGTCGAGGTGCGGCCGGTAGCCCGCGAGTCGGGCGGTACGGTCGCCGCCGCCGTCCCCGTCACCGTCGCCGGTGGGGGCCGGCGCCGATGGGGACGGGGCGGGGGCGGTGACGGCGGACACGAGTGGTCAACCGTAGCGGGCGGGCGACGGGGCGAGGGAGCGAGGCCACGCTCGAGTCAGGGCTCGGGGGGCAGGGCTCGAACCTGCGACAGCCGGCTCCAAAGAACAGGAACCTCAGCCTTCTGACCAGGGCAAACAGGGCCCGATCGTTGCGCTACAAGGGTTCCAGGGGTGACACTGGGTGACCCCGTATGACCCATTCTGAGACCTGCTGAGGACTGACTGAGGACCGCGGCGGCCCACAGACCCGGCGTCACGGCGGCCGGGTACCACCCGGCCATGAGCGCACCGAAGCCCCTCGACTGGGAGCAGACCCGGCCCGGTGATCCCGGCTGGCAGGCCTTCGACCGGGACCGGTTCCTGCTCGGGTCGGTGGTCGAGTTCGCCGATGGGTGGCACGCCTACTTGTGGGGCGAGCCCGTCGGGGTGGCCGCCACGGTGGCCGAGGCGCAGCGGCTCGTGGAGCAGGCCCTCGACGCCCGGGTGCACGACACCGGCACGCTGTGATCTGAGGAGCCCCCGCCTCCGGCCTGGGGGAGGGGAGGGAGGCGGGGGCACGGTGGACCGTAGACGGCGCCGGAGGCCGGGCGCGACGAAGCCGCCCCCACCCGGCCGGCAGGGGCCAGCGGGTGGGGGCGGCGTCGCGTTGACGACAGGCGAGCGGGCCGTCGTCAGAGCTCGAGGAGTCAGCCTCCCCGCTGGTCGACGGTGCGAGGCCGTACCGCCCGTTCGGTCTCGCGCTGGTGCCACGCCAGGTGGAGCTCGTGGGAGCGTTGCAGCGCCTCCATGAGGGTGCCCATGCGGGCCAGGTCGTCGGCCATCACGTCGGTGCGTGCGGCCTGCTTGGCGGCGGCCTCCTTCGCCTCGGCGGCCTCGTCGGCGGCGATGCGCACCAGCTCGTAGATGGTGGGATCGCCCTCGGGCCGGTGGTTCACCGCTCGCGACACGTCCTCGACGCTGGCCTTCACCTGGCCGAGGGTGATGTCGATCTTCCGGCCCCGGACCTGCACCAGGTACAGGATCATCAGAGCGCCGATGCCGGCGGTGAGCGCCGTCCATGGCCCGGCCACCTCGCCGAGGATCACGCGGCCTTCATCCCGGCGAGCTTCGCCACCGTCCACCACTCGGCCAGGGCGGCCGTCTGCGGGCCCCACCGGCCGTCGACCTCCACATCGGCGCCCAGGTCCTTGCATGCCTGCTGGAACGCCCGCGCCTGGCGTTCGGTCTCGTCGCCGAAGTCGCCGTCGACCGCGAGCACGAAGCCGAGGAACCGGAGCGTCCACTGGACGGCTGCCGGCTTCGGGCCGGTGTCGCCCCGTCGGAGCACGTCGTGGGGGATGCCCGAGCCGGTGGTGGGCGGTGCGTTGTTCGTGACCTCGACGTAGCCGATGGTGGAGCCCCGCCGGGAGCGGTTGTGGCGCATCACCGCGCCACCGGTCCGGGACCCGGCGGCGTTGGTGTTGCCCTCGATCGTGGCCACCCGCCCGTCCTTCGTCAGCCCGGTCACGATGCCGACATGGCTGGGGCGGCCGATGAAGTCGAACAGGACGATATCGCCACGCTTGGGCGTGTAGCCCGAGGAGCTCGGCCGCCAGGTGCCGTTGCGCTTCGCCCAGGCGACGATGTCTGGGCAGTAGGCGAAGCCCTTGGTGGTGCGGATCTTCGGCAGCGGGTGGCCGGCGTGGTGGAACACCCAGGAGACGAACATGGCGCACCAGGGGCCGACGAGTCCGTACCACGCGGTGTAGGGGGTGCGGTTGCTGTAGCTGGGCTTCTCGACGACGCCGAGCTGGGCCTCAGCCTTGCGGATCACCGCCTCGATGTCGGCGCTGATCACGGCTGCATCCCGTCGTCGGGGCGGGGCCCGTTGTCGGTGCGGACCAGCTGGCCCGCCTCGGTCACCGTCGAGGTGTTGCCGGCGGCCAGCAGCGACCCGAGGCCGAGCACGGCAGAGGCCAGCTCGAGCCACAGCGGCACCTCGGCGGCGCTGATCCGGCCGTAGGCCACTGCCAGCACCGCGACGGCCACGAGCACGCGGTAGATGTAGGCCCGGGTGGGCTCGGACAGGTTCATGGTGACCTCCAGGTCGATGGGCGCGGCGAACAGCCCCGGCCACGCAGCGGGGTCGGGTGGGCGCCCGGAGTCAGGCGGGCGGGGGCGCTACGGCTGGGTGGCGATCACATGCACGGCGCCGATCGGGTCAACGGACAGGATCGCACCGTGTCGATGTGCCCGAACATCAGGTGCCTCGGGCGGCGATACGGGGGGCGAGGTCAGTCCAGCCGAGGGCCGGGCAGGTCGCCGGGATGGCCCCGGTGGCGACCCCGGATGCGGTGCGGCCGCAGCGGTGGCGGGCAGCGGTAGCGCCCGACGTGAACGAAAGGGGCACGCCCCTCAGTGGCGGTTGGGCGGTGCCGGTCGTGGAAGCCCAGCCGTAGACGGTCGGCGTGGCGGTGTAGGCGTCCACGAGGGCGACCAGCCAGTAGACCCCGGGGGTGGCGATGGCGAGCGCGATGGCCCCCGTCGTCAGGATTCCGGCGGTGGCGTTCATGTTCACCGTGCCCGCGTCGATGAGCAGGGTCTGTCCGTCGGGGCGTCCGGTGGTCGGGTCGGACGGGTAGACGCCGAGCCGCCAGGTGGACACGGCCGCAACGGAGGTTGCTACGCCGAGCCGGTCGTAGGCGCCAGCGTCGAGCCATGCCGGGATCGCCATGAGCACCCCGGCGGCGGTCATGCCGAGGGCGGTGGAGGCGGTGACGAGGCCCAGTTGGGAGTACCAGCCGCCGGACTCGCGTGCGTTCGGGGTGGGTTCGTCGTCGGTGTAGGCGACCGACCGCACGCCCACGTCGTCGCGGGTGTAGAGCCGGGAGCGGCCCCCGGCGTTCTTGGTGTACAGAACGGCGCGGTCGGCGGCCTGAGCGGCAGCGTCGGATGCGGCCTCGGTGAACCGGGCGTACTTGGCGGCGACCAGCCCGTCAGCGGTCCCTGAGAGCGCACCAAGAGCGGACCCCACCAGCAGTTCGCCAGCGGCCAGCCGGACAAGGGCGGTGTCAGAGTTCAAGACCAGCCCGGCGTGATTGATGAGGGCAGTCGCACCGGCGACGGTGTTGGTGATGCTCCCCGCCGTGATGACGGTCTTGTCGGCGCCGTTCTGCCAGGTCTCGGTTCTGATGCGGTCGAGGCGGTTGTCGGTCCCGAACGGGTCCCCGGACAGGACAGCGGCGGCCGTGCGGGCGTAGAGCCACTGGCCTTCGCCGTTCTGGTGGACGCCGAACCCGGCGTAGGGGGACGACTCCAGGTGACCCCGGAGCATGGCCTGGGCCATGTCGATGACGGCCAGCCCGTACTCGGCGGCGATGGCGTGCCCGAGGGTCTGGTGGTCGTTGGCAATCGGGAGGTTCGCGTTGAACTCGGGGATCAGCAGGGCGACCGGCCCGGTGTACCCGGTGGCGAGCACAGCATCGAGCAGGTCACGGGTGGCGGCGTCCCACGATGCCCCGTCGTTCGTGCCCCCGGCGAGGATCACCAGGTCCAGGTCGGCGGCGTTGTTCTCGATGAAGTCCAGGCCCCAGGCGGGGGTGGAGACAAACTGGGCGTTCGTGGCGCCGGAGCGGGCCAGCTTCCAGACACGCACGCCGGCCGTCCGGCTGCCCTGGTGGATGTAGCAGCCGTCCACCACGGTCGTGCCCACCGAGGTCAGCTCGATGGTGTGGGAGGCGGACGCGAGGGCGCCGGAGGTCCAGACGTGCCCGGACTTGGCGGCGGCGTCCGTGTCGATCGTGCCGAGCAGGGTGCCCCCGACCCCGTCCCGCACCTCGATCGACCCAGCCCCGGGGGAGGTGGTGTAGACGATCGAGATGCCGTCCATCGTGGCGGTGAGGGTGGCGGTCTGGCCGGCGGTGAGGGTCGAGCCACGCCCGGCCGTGGAGGTCGTGTTCACGGCCCCGGCGTTCGTGGTGAACCCGGGCACCAGCGCGTTGCCCGTGATCGACGCCCGGTAGCCCGACTGCTCGTCCAGGTCGGGCAGCCCGCCGTTGAGCACCCGCTCCAACAGGTAAGGCCACGCTCGGCCCTCAGAGAATGCCGAGTCCTGCTCGGTCTTGGAGTCGCCAATGACAGCGATGTTCACGGGGGCGGTGCCCCGGCCGGCGTAGACCGGCCACCAGTCCTCCAGGCCGGTGGGGCGCAGCCCGACCGAGCCGGGCAGCCCGGCCTCTGCCACACCCGCTGCGAGCAGGGTCAGTAGCGGCTCGGCGGGGACGTCGACGGTCTGGGTCTCGGGGTCGTACGCGGCCAGGCCGGAGGCGGCCACCACGCCGGGCTCACCCTGGGGGCCCTGGACCGGCACCCAGTCGGAGGGGGCCGGGCCCTCCAGCACCAGTACCGAAGGGTCGGCCCACGACACCGTGCCCGAGGCTGCGGACAGGTCGAGGTGGCGGGTCACGTTCCCGACTCGGATCTGCCAGATGATGGGCTCGTCAGCGACATCGACCGGGTCGAGGTCGACGGTCGCGTGGCCGGCGGCATCGAGCTGCAGTTGTCGGGTCTGACCGACGACCAGGTCCTCGAGCGCTACGCCGGCCGGGCCTGTCCTGGCCGCCACCTGGACTTCCATGCGCGCTGCCGGCGCACCGCCGGGCAGCTCGTGGTCGATCGACACCGTCACCATCAGCTCGTTCCCTTCACGTTCATCAGCCGCCACACGCTCCTGGCTCGACCGCTGCGGCATGCCGCCAATCGACCTGGAGGCGCCAGCGCACCTCGGTGCAGCCGCCCAGGTCCACGTCGATGGCGACCGGTGTCTCAGGATCCAGCGGCAACAGCAGCGGCACACCAGCGGCGTTGTCGCCGGTGTCCGCTGCGTGGATCGGTGGACGGCACGTCTCGGCGTCACCGTCGATCGTCCACCCGGAGGTCGCGCCCGTGTGCAGGATCGACACCCCCGGCGTTCCCGACCCGCCGCCCATCGTCGCCGCCACCGTGGCGATCACCATGTAGATGCCGGGGGCGGTGACCTCCACGCCCTCCTGCACCGAGCCGAGCAGCGACCCACCCGACGATGGAGACAACGCCAGCCCCGGCTCCGATGCCAGATTCCACTCGACCTCGAGGTCCGACACACCGCCGCTGGTCCACAGGCCGGTGTAGGAGATCGTGGAGAAGCCGCGCGAGCCGGCGCCGCCGGCGGCAGCCACCCACTTCTTGGCTTCGTCGTCGTAGGTGAGCACGTCACCGTCCTGGACGTCGTCGGGGCCGTCGCCGTAGGTGACGTCGACGTCGAGGAGCTGGTGCAAGTAGCGGACCAGTCGGAGGTCCCGCAGCCTCCGCTCCAACGACAACAGCCGCCGGGCGTGGGCCGTCGTCTCAGCAGCGACCGGGTCCCTCACGGCTCCACCCACGGCGCCAACCCGACCGTGAACGTGGCCTTCGCCGGGTCCACCGACTTCGAACGGACCCTCCACAGGCCATCGATCTGCGTCGGGCCGTCATCGATGACGACCTGCACCCGGTCCCCCACCCACAACGAGGCCACCAAGCTCATCTCAACCTCCGCCGTCAGCTCCTCGGACAGGGCAGACACCGCCGTGTACCCCAGCCGCTCCGCACGGGCCTTCAGCGCGCTCGCTGCGGTGCCGGTCGGAGCAGCCGAGTAGGCCTGCAGCTTCAGGCCACCGAAACGGGTGGTGTCGTGGTACGACCCGGTGAACCCCTCGTCGTTGGCCACCACCCACTCGGTGATCGGGGTGTCGAGCCCTGACGTCAAGGTGCCCCACGCTGTGACCGGGCCGCCATCGGCAGCGGTCAAGGTCAGGTCCTCCGGGTCATGCTCGACCCCGCGCAGCACCCAGCACCGGCACACCCGGGTCGCCGGCGTCAGCCCGAAGTCGCACTCGCCGTACCCGGTGTCGACCACCTGCCGGGCCGCCTCCGCAGCGGACACGTCCGGGCGCCGCCACGACGCCTCCATCACCCCGGCGATGCTGCCGTCGATCCACGCCGAGATCCCCAGATCCGAGATCCGACCGACCGCCTCCATCCACGTGTCCCACACCGGCACCAACTCGACCTCGGTCTCGGTCTCGTCGAACCCGACCGACGTCGGCGACACCTGCGCCGACACCTCCCGCACCACCACGTCATCAGGGCCAGCCAAGCCACCGCCCACCCCCATGTACCAGGTACGAGGCGCCCCGCCGGCCCCCGACGTCGACGTGAACGTGGTGTGGATCACAGCGGTGGTCCACGTGTCACGGGTGAGGTCCCGGGCGAACACCATGTCGCCCTGCTGGGGGTCCATACCGCCCGGGTTGGCGAAAGCCCGCAACACCACCGTGTCATCGGGGACCGACCCACCCACCCACACCTCGGCGGTGAACCGCCACTCCGAGGTGCGATAGGAGAACGACCCCCGGGCCACCAACTCCGTGGACGACACGTCCAGGGCCGGCGACCACGTCCTGATGCCCCGGATCTGCTCGCGGCCCCAGGTGCTCTCGTCGCCCTCCACCAGGCGCAACCCCAGCCAGTACTCGGGGCCGGCCACCGTGGCCTCGATCGTCGCCTCACCCGGCTCGCGTTTCACCGACACGACCGGACCCCAGTGCATCACCCGGCCCGCCCAGGAGATCTGCACCTCCCGCTCCACCCGGATCAGCTCGTCAGCGATCCACGAGTCATCCGGGAACTTGCCGTAGTGGTCGACGGTGAGGGTGGCCGTCGACGACCCGATCGCGTCCATCGTCTCGGACCAGGGGCACGACACGATGTGCTCGTCAGGGATCTGGGCCACCCGGGCACCGCTGCCCGACTCGGTGATCCACACCTCAAGCTCCGCTGACGCGATCTCCGTGCCGAGCGCCGCCGAACCACCGAGCTCGAGGGAGCCGGCCGGGCCCGTGATCGAGACGGCCATCAGGACAACCCGAGGTCGTGGGTCAAGGTCAGGTCGGTGCCGTCCAACGTCAGGATCGGAGCGCCACCCGAGTCGTACACGGCCCACAGCGGCACCGACGCCGCATCATCGACGCCCGACTCGAACCCGACCACCGCGGCGATGTCCTCGGCGGCGCCGCACGACGGCCACACGATCGCCGACAGCGGCAGCGTCCACCGGCCAGCGGACCACACCGGCGTTCCCGGGGTCGTCGCCGCCCGCGAGTAGCCGACCGCCGTCGCCTCGGTGGTCCCCAACGCCAGATCGGTCAGGGACGTGTCGTTGGCGTCGAACGTCCAGCCGGTGCCGTGCTCGATCAGCAGCACCTCGTCGTCGGTGCGCGCCGCCCACGTGGTCGGGCTGAGCCGCTGGGCACCGCCGCGGTAGAACGCGACCAACAGGGCCATCAGGGCTCCTCCTCGATGTCGGCGCCGAGCGACCCGGCCGTGCACAGCCAGCGCAACGTCATGGCGACGTAGCCGTAGGGCAGCGACACCAGCCCGTCGTCGGACGTGCCCCTCGGGCGGCCGATGATCTCCCGGTGGCCGATCCCCGGGAGCCACAGCCACAACGACCCGGTGCCCGTCTCCATCGCATCGAACTCGGTGGTCAACGTCACCCACCAGGCCCCAGCGGCCTCGTCGTCGCCGGGGGTCCAGATCTCCACCTCGAGGTCGATGTCCCGGGCCCCTGACACGTCAGTGCCCACCGCAGCGCCAGGTGAGAACGACCGGGGCGCCACCTGGCCGAGCACCACCGGTCCGAGACCCGACACGCTCAGCAGCGACACCTCAGGGTTGGCGGTCCCGTCGCCGGCCAGCAGCGAGCCGACCCCGAACTGGTAGGGGCCTGTCAGCGGAGACGGCATCAGGTCGGCACCGTGGTTCGCATGGCACGCTCGAACTGGCGGCCGATCAGGTCAACGGTCACCCACGGCGCCGCCGCTTCCTGCACCGTGATGTGGAACGTCTGCTCCACCTTCCCCCGATCCGCTGCCGACCTGCGCCGGTCACGTTCCGCCACCGCCGCCTCCTGACGGTCCCGCACCACCGCCTGCTCCGGAGTCAGCACATCGACGGGGCCCTCCACGAACTCCAGGCCGTGCTCACCTACCACCCGCCGCTGACCCCGGCCGATCCGGCCACCCGTCGCCCGGCCGCCCGTCGCCGCCACAACCCGGTCCACCAGCGACTGCGCCGCCCCCTGCGCGTCAGAGACGGCCACCAGAGCGGTCTGCAGCTCGATCGTCCACGGCCGGCCGGTCAACGCGTTCAGCTCCGCGGCCATCTCCTCCAGCCGGGCCCGGACCGGTGACCCCGGTTCCATCTGGCCGGCGAACTCGAGGAGCTTGACGATCTGGTCATCGAGGGCGCCCTTGGCGTTGCCCATCGCCTCGTTCAGCTCACCCTGCTTGATGACCTGCTCGGCCAGGGCCTCGGTCACGCCCCGCTCGGCCTCCTCGACAGCGCCCCGGGCCTCGACCACCGTGGCCTGCTGGTCGATGACCCGCTGCTGCGCCTCGACCACCTGGCCGTTGGCGTCACGCACCCGATCGGCGGCCTCACGGACCCTGTCGTTCGCCTCCTGCACCCGCCGCTGAGCCTCAACGACCCGTTCGGTCATCTGCTCCTGGGCCTCGACCACCGCCGCCTGAGCCTCAGTCAGGCGGCCCTGCGCGTCCTTCTCGCGCTCGGCGGCCTCGGTGATGGCGTCCTTGGCCGCCACCACCTCGGGTGACTGCTCGACACCGAGGGCCTCCTGCTCGGCCAGCTCGGCCCGTTGCTCGGCCGCCTCCTCGAGCGCCTCCCTCAGGGCGATCTCGGCGCGGGCCACCGCGATCGCCGCGGCCTCCCGGTCGAGCGCCGTCGACTCGCTGTCGAGCTCGGCCTGGCGTTCCTGGGCCTGGGCCAGCCGGAGGCGGGCCTCGCGCTCGTCCAGGGGCAGCTCCTCAACGGCCCGCCGCAGATCCTCGAGCCGCTCGGTGGCGGTCGCCCGTGCGTCGTTCAGGGCCTCCTGGGTGGCCAGGCTCTCCGCCTGCGCCTCAGCGAGCGCCCGCTCAGCATCCGCCACGCCCTCCTGGGCGGACCGCAGCTCGTCGGACCCGTCGCGCTGTTCCCGCTCGGCCTCAGCCAGATCCAGGGCCGCCTCGGTGGCCCCCTGGCGGGCCTCGGCCAGGCCCCGCTCGGCGTCCTGAACCCCACGGGCCGCGTCCGCCACGCTCTCACGGGCCTCGGCCACCCCCCGCTCGGCATCGACCACCTGCTCCTTGGCGGCCACCACCGCGTCCTGGGCGGACGCCACGCCCTCCTCAGCAGACCGGAACGCATCGACCGCCGAGCGGGCCCGGTCCGCCGCCTCGGCCTGGCGATCCAGTTCAGCGGTTTGCTCGTTGGTCGCCTGGGCCGTGGATGCCGCTGAGTTGGCGTGTCGGCCGAGTACCTCTATCAGCTTCTCAGTCGACATGATCGTCGGGTCGATGCCCTGGGCAACGAGGCCCTGCTCGGCCTCTGTGACGGTCATCCCGGATCGCCGGGCCGCCTCCTCCACCCGGGCCGCCGCAGCATCGAACGCGTCGGCCTTCTCGTTGGCCGCCGAGCGCGCCTCATCGACCGATCGGTTGTAGTCGATGTCGAGCACGTCGCCGAGGTCCGGCAGGTAGTTCACCGCGCCGTGTGACTCCTCGAGGGCGGCCGCCCACGCCCGGCTCTCCTCCGCCGTGCGGCGCATGCCCTCGACGGTCCGTCCGTTGGCCTGATCGAACTTGCCTACCCAGTCGCCAGCGGCACCGCGCCCAGCAGCACCCCACTGCTGCCAGGCCGCCACACCCGCCACCAGCGCGGCCGAGAGAGCGCCGACGCCGACCGCTGCACCTTGGACCTTGGTGGCGGTGGTGGCCGTCTCCGAGCCGAACTGGCGAGCGACAGTGATCCCGGCGCGCATCATCTCCGCGCCTTCTCGGAGCCGGGGGCCCAGCAGCCCGAGGCCCAGCACGAGGCCACCGACACCGACGATCCCGGCCTGCATCGGGCCAGGGAGGACACCGAACGCTCCAGCCAGCGCAGCGACACCCTGTGCAGCATCGGCGGCGATCGGCACCAGGGACTGGCCCATCGTGGCGGCCGAGTTCTCCAGCTCGGCCCGGGCCCGCTGCGTGGAGCCGCGAAGGGTGTCCTTGCTCCGGGCGGCTGCGCCGTCGGCGTCACCCGCCGACTCCACCATGATGGCGTAGGTCGCCAGCGCCCTCTCTTGGGCCGTCAGCTCCTTGGCGTTGGTCTTTCCTGTGTCGGCCAGCGCCCGCTTCTCGATCGTGGCAGCCGTGATCGAGGGGATGTACCGCTGCAACGCGTCGTACTCACCACGGAACGCCGCGGCCTGCGCCTCCATGACGGCCTCGGGATTGGCACCCCGGTACGCCGCGAAGTCGGCACCAAGGGTGACCATCGTCGCGGACATCTGAGCGGCCTGGCCCTCGGCCAGCCCGAGCTGGGTGAACAGGTTGCCGAACCCTGCTGCGGAGTCGAGGGCCGCACGCTTCGACAAGCCGAGCGCATCGGTGGCGCCCTCGGCGAAGGCGTTCACGCTCGCGGCCGACTCCTTGAAGGTCGTGTCGACCCTGATCTGCGCCTCGGCAAGGTTGCCGGCGGCCACCGTGGCCCCGCCAAGCACGGCCACGGTGCCGCCCAGGACGATGCCGCCGGCGATCTCCCTGGCCTGTTCGAGCGTGCGAGCGTACTCGTCGGCTGAGGCGCCGAGCTTGTCGCCCTGACGGGCCGTGGTCTCGATCGACTTGTCGAGCTGACCGAGCTCGCGCTGGATTCGCTTGAGCGCGGCCAGCGTCTGCTGGTCGCGGGTCGTGATGTCGATCGTGAGCGCGCGGCCCGTCATCGGGTCAGCTCTCGGCCACGAGAGCCGGCTCGTCGGCCGGCTCGGCAGGGAACAGCGTGACGGTGGCGGCCACCAACGCGAAGGTGGCGAGCGGGTCGACGTTCTGGCGGACCCACAGCCACTTCACGACGGCGAGGTCCGCGAGCAGCACGACCTCGCTGCGCTCGAGCAGACCGAGCACCGCGAGGTCGAGCTCCTGGCCGGTCTCCATCCGGTACTGGACGGCGTCGAGCCCGGTGACCCGGGTCAGGTCCACGGTGTGGGTGGCGTCGTCGATGACGGCGGTGATGGTGCTGGTCATTCAGGTCCTCCTGGGAACGCGGCCCTGAGGGCCCGCATGTGTGCGTCGAGGTACAGGGCCTCGATGTCGTCGACGTGGGCGGCCAGCGCGTCGTTGAGTGCGTGCGGGCCTTCGCCCTTGCGGCCGGCGACCCACGTGTTACCCACCCACGTCGGGGCGTGCGGCGGGCCGTCGGCGAACCCGGCCGCCCGCCGCGGGTTGAGCTCCTTGCGGTACCAGCCGCCGTACCAGCCGAAGTGGCGCATCGCCCCCCAGAACGCCGGGTTGGCCGGGGCCCACCTGGCGGCCTGGGAGATCGCGAGGCGGGCGATGGTCTGGGTGGCTCGTGCCTGGATGGCGCCGGCCATGGCCTGCTGCTGGCGGGTACCGCCTCGTGCGGCGTCCTGAGCCCAGCGTTGCGCCTGGGTGGCGACGTCCTTGTTCGCTCGGCGCTGCTCGCGGCCGAGGTCACGCTGGGCGGAGCGGATCCCGGCGATCAGCTCGTCGAGGCCGGCGGCCTCGACGGCCAGGAGCGGGTCAGCCACCCGACGTCGCTGCCCGGGTCAGTACGCGGTGTCGGAGGTCTGGTACTCCAGGGTCCAGGCCGGGTCGGTGCCGTTGTCGAGCACCTTGAACGGGAGCGGCTGCTCGGGGGTGGTGTCGATGCCGACCTTCGGGGACGACCCGGTGAGCTGGATCAGCGGGAACGTCGCCCGGAAGAAGAAGTCGAACCCGGTCTCGATCTCGGGACCGGTGAAGGTGATCACCAGGTCCTCGAGCTCGGTGCCGGCCAGCCAGGCGTCATGCCAGGTGTCGCCGTCGTAGTCGAGGGCCAGCGTGCCGGTCGGGTTCACCCGGGTGTTCAGCACCGGCTTCTCGCGGCCGCCGGCGCAGATCCGCCACCGCTCCATGTCGAGGCCGGTCGGGATCGTGAAGTCCGCCGAGCGCAGGCACTCGCTGTTCCCGTCGATCGACACCACGCAGTCGATGTCGGTGTAGACGTGGGCGCCGGTCGGGTACGACGGGGTCACGCTGCTGGCGGCGGTGTCACGCGCCTTGTAGTTGAAGGTGGTCTTGAGCTTGGGGAGGCCCTTGGGCGACAGGGCGAGGTTCAGCGACTCGGCCATGCAGCCCAAGTCGTCGTGGTGGTTCACGGTGCCGCTCGCATCGGCGCGGCCGGAGTGGATCGTGAAGGACTTCACGGGCCCGGTGGTGTTCGGGGTGAAGGTGTGGAGCCGGGCGTTCGTGGCCCCGGACGGGGTGGTCGTGGCCACGTTGGACGCGACCGAGGCCAGCAGCAGACCGAGCGACTTGGACATCAGGTCCACGGTGATCACGTGCTGACCGCCGCGGGGCACCGCCACCGACCGGCCCGACGGGGTCGCCACGGTGGCGGGGCGCATGCCACGGGACTCCATGTGCTCCACGTTCGGGGTGGTGTCGTCGGTCTGGTTCTCGATGCCGCGGGTGAGCGTGGCGGCCTTGGTCCCCCAGGCCACCAGCTCCTCGCCGATCGTCCAGAAGTTGTCCTGGATACCCATGTTCAGCCCTCCTGGCCGGTCGGGGTGTCACCATCCGCGGGTGCGGAGGCGTCGATGGCGGCCAGCACGGCCGCACGCAGGTCCGCCACCGTGGCGGACCGGTCGATCACGTCGCCGAGGCCATGGGCGTCGACGAAGGCGAGCAGCTCGGCCTTGCGGGCCGTCGCCGGGTCGAACCCCACCGGCTGCTCGGCCGGGGTGTCGACGGGTTCGAAGTCGGCGCCGAGGGTGGCCACCAGGTCCTCATCGAGGTCCAGCACCTCACCCGGGTGAGGCTGGAAGTCGGTTCCGCCGATCGGCTCGAAGGTGTAGCCGGCCGGGCCGGTGTAGCGGACTCGCATCATGTTCTCCTGGCGGTCAGGCGCCCCGGAGCGGGACGTGGATGGTGATGGCGAACTCGGCCACCGAGAACGCCGGCTCGTGGGGGGCGTTGCGGCCACCGTTCGGGCCGTCCAACTTCCCGGGGCGCAATGCCACGTTCTTCCAGGCGGTGCCGAGCCGGTCACCGGCGAACAGCGCCTCGCACACGGCGGCGATGAGCTCCTGGCAGCGGGCATCAGCGGCCTGCTCATCAGCACGGCCGGACACGGCCACAGCCAGGCCGAGCTGCCACTCGTCGTCACGGCCCGGCCGGGGCGTCCCGAAGTCGACCTGGTCCTGAGTGCCCTCGACACCGCCGGTCCAGATCGCCTCGTTGCGGGTGGCGGCCTGCGGGTAGCTGTAGGTGACCTGCACCGCCTCGAGGCCCGGTGCGGCGGCGAGGACCTCGACGATCCGGCGGCGCACAGCGGGCCGATCCGAGTAGGTGGTCATCCGACGCCCGGGATCCGCTCGTCAGGTACCGAGGCGATCAGCGAGTCGATCGACTCCATCCCGGTCCAGCGGCCGGCCTTCCAGTCGGCGGTCCCGTACCGGTAGGTCTCACCGGACACCCGGTCGGTGAAGGAGATCACGTTGCGGTGCTGGTCGCTGGTGTCGGAGAGGACCTTCGCCCGCACGTAGTCCCGTTCGGCCACCACCAGCGCCGCGGGGGGCCGGTCGTAGCCGTGCTCGTAGGCAATGCGGGTCGGTGAGCAGAACGAGCCCGACACGGTGCCGGCACCGGCGTCGAGCGTGTAGGCGTCGGCGTCGACGGCGGTACCGTCGACCCACACCGCCCGGATGGCCCGGGGCCTCGCCCAGCCGAGCGACACCACACCCCGGTCAGTCACCGGGTGGTCCTCCACCGCCAGGCGGGGCACGTAAGCCACGCCCCTGGCCCGTTCGGCCAGCCACTCGAACACGTCGCGCCACGCCCGCACCACGTCGAGCCCGACGGTCGTGTCAGGCACGGTGCGCTGCCCGGCCAGCACATCGGTCGGGACGTACACCCCGCCGGCCACCTCGGCCGTCGAGGTCAACGTCCGGGCCGCACCGTCGACGGTGCCCGCCCAGGTGAGGGTGAGCTCGTCGGGTTCGGTCAGATGGACCGCAGCGGTGAGCGTCGCCCGGTACAGGCCGGTCATGTCCGGGTAGGCGGTGGCGGTCGGCGCAGCCAGGGCGCCGGTGAGCAGCGACACCACCGACACGGTCGGGACACCGGTGACAGCGGCCGGCACCTCGTCCAGGTCGGTGAACAGCGGGGAGATCACCCGGGCATCGCTGCCCACCACCAGCGCCACCGGTCAGGCCTCGAGTGGCTCAGCCGGCGGCAGGTCCGGGTCGTCCACGACCAGCTGGCCCATCACGCCGGCGTCGGCGAGCACGGCCCGGATCTCCTCGGCGTCGAGGGCCGGGTTGACCGAGACGTTCAGGTCCGCGGCGAGGTCGAGGAGCTGCCCCTTGTCGAGGTCGTCGAGGCCGACCTCGACGGCCTCTTCACCGCTGCCCGGGTCGGGCCAGGTGCCGTCGCCCGGTCCGATGGTGTCGGTGTCGGGTTCGGTGGGGTGGGTCTCATCGGCGGTTGCCTCCAGTGCGGTGGCCACGGCCTGGCGCAGCTCCTTGACGGGGAGCTTCACGTCGACGTCGAGACCTCGGTCGGCGGCCAGTTCGGCCAGCTGGCGCTTGGTCGCCTTGGCCACATCGAACGGGGCCGGGCTGGTGGGTGCGGTGTCGGGGGCGGCCCCGAGAACGATGGCGAGCGCCTGGGCCGGGTCGGCGGCTGCCGCGTAGCCGGCGCCGATCAGGTCGAGCGCCTCCGGGACGGGCAGGTCGATGGTGCCGCCCTTGGTCGGCCAGGGCTCACCGTTGCGGTGGCCGCCGATGTTGGTGGTCATGGTGACGAGCATGTGGAGTTCCTTCCGTGGTGGGGTGTCTGGGCGGCCGGTCCCCTCAGACGGCCGGCCAGACACGAGGGGGGTGCCCTGGGTCAGGGAGTGACCCGGCGGGCACCGGCGAGCAGCACGGAGACACCGACGGCGCCGCCGGTCGACGGCGAGCCCGACACGGTGAGGTTGCAGCGCAGGTAGCGCTTGCTGCCGAGGTAGCCGACCTTCTGGGTGCGGTCATCCGCGGCCGAGGTGCCCGACACGAACGCCCCGGACAGGTCCGATGCGGCGATGTTCGACCAGTCGGTGCCGTTGTCGGACTCCTCGGGGTCGAACGCGAACGTCCCGTCGGTGATGGTGCCCAGGTGGGCGATGAACATGGCCCGGGTGTAGCCGGACCGGTCGACGGTGGTGCCGTCGGCGCTGGTGGTGCGGACGTTCGGGAGCTGGGTGGAGACGATGCTCACCCCGGCGTCGATGTCCTGGTTGGAGACGAGTGACATGGTGGGTTTCCCTCCTCAGGGTGTCTGGTGCTCGGGGTCGAGCGTCAGGCTCCAGCACCCGCCCCAGCGGGGCGGGTGCTGTGGTCTGACTCCCGGCCGGGTCAGGTGTGCTGGGTGAGGACCTTCGCCGCGGAGGGGTCCTGGACGAGCGAGTCCCACCGCTCGTAGGTGAGGAACCCGACCTGCAGCGAGTCGGCGAACTTCTCGGCGAAGCGGATCACCGACGCGCCCTTGACCTTGCGGACCACGAACGCCTGGGACCAGTCACCGAAGGCCACGGTCTTCTTGGAGGCGGTGACGGTGGAGTCCATGTCGTTGTTGATCACGTAGCCGTAGCCGTTGAACGTCGACGGGGCGCCGACCTGGACCGAGGGCTGCCACAGCGGCCGGCCGACGCCGGCACCGCCGGAGTCGTCACGGATCTTGCGGAGGTACGCGAACAGCAGGTCGTTGAACTTGAACTTGCAGCGGGCCGGGTCGCGGTAGGCGGCGTCGACGGAGTGCTCCAGGTCGATGATCTCGTTGTAGGTGATCGCGGTGGCGGAGTCGGTGGTGCGGCCGGTGGTGAGCCCGGTCATGTAGCCCTGGGGCTGGGTGGTGCCGTTGCCGGTGGTGGCCCGCAGGTTCCCGATCCGGCCGAGGCGGATGCCGATCTTGCGGCCCACGAACGCCTCGATGTCGATCGAGGCGTCCTGGAGCAGAGCGAAGGACACCTTCTGGACACCGGACACGAAGGTGAACGCCTCGAGCTGGTTCTTGCCGAACTCGACGTCGCCCTCGTTGGTGGCCTCGACGTTCTCGCCGAGCTGGTAGCCCATCATCGACGTGTCGTCGTTGGTGGCCCACGGGAGCGTGGCGCCGGTGTCGGTGGTGATCACCTCGGCGCCTTCGATGGCCCCCGAGTACAGCTTCTGGGTCTCGGTGACCTTCGCCCAGAAGCCCTCGCTCACGGTGTAGCCACCGGTGAACCCGGCCCCGGTGCCGAGCGCCCGGGCCTCCTGGCTGGTGTCGAGGTTGGCCTGCAGCAGCTGGCGCTGCTCGGCATCCATGTCGGCGACACCGCCACGGATGAACCGCTCGAAGGCCTTGCGGTACTTCGCCTCGTCGCCGGCGCCGGCGGGGTTGCCGTCACCGCCCATGACGATGGTGTCCTGGTCGATCGCCTCGAAGCGCTTGTTGAGCTCCTTGGAGCGCAGCTCGCGGTCGACGTCGTCCATCACCGTCACCAGGTCGGCGTCGGCCTTCTCCCACGACTCGCGCAGCTCGGGCGTCCACCCGTCGGCGTCGACCTTGGTGCGGATCTCCTGCATCTGCGACCACAGGTTGGCCTGACGGTCGAGCAGGTCTCGTTCGGTTGGCATGTCACTGTCCCCTTTCGAAGGAACGGCTGAGGGTCTGGAACCGGAGATCGCGGATGCGGTCGCCGGGGTCGAGGTCGTCGTCGGTGCCCGTGGTCTCAGCCGGCGGGTCGTTGGCTTCCTCGGAGCGGCTGGCGCCGCTGGTGTTCCCCGTGGTCTCAGCCGGCGGGGAGATCTCTACGCCTCGCGCCAGCGCCTGGAGCGCGGCGAGCGTGTCGGGCGTGGGGTCCGCAAGTTGGCGGGCCAACAGATCGAGGTCCACAGCGGACCAGCCCGCCGAGCGGGCCGCGGCCATCACGTCCATGCGGAGCCCGGCGTCGGTCTCGACGTAGGCGGGATAGGTGACCGGCGAGACGTCCCACAGGGACACCTCGGTGTGGCGGAGCAGCTCGGTGCCGTCAGCGAGGTAGGACCACTCGTAGGCGATCATGTCGAACGCGAACGACATCTGGGTGACGTCACTGCGCTCGAGGGAGATCGCCAGGTCCCGGCCGTAGCTGGTGGGCGCCATGTCGGCGTCGACAGCCAGGCCGATCTCGTCTTCGACCAGGGCGAGCGTGTCCTTGGCCGTGTGGGCCATCCGGGCGAGGATCAGGTTCGGGTCGTGGTTGATGAGGAACCGGACGTCGGACTCGCCGAGTGACTTGGTGAAGGCTCCGGGGGCGATCTCCTCCCAGAACCCCCACCGCTTCGATCCGATCCAGGTGCGGGTGTTGAACACCGCGGCGTGGCCCTTGAAGCCGATCGCCGCGTCGGGGTCGCCGTCGGCTCGTGTGACCGCCCGCTGGTCGAGCGGCGCAACCCGGCGGATGTGGCCGGCGGCGTCGACGGGCAGGTCGATGGTGCGGCGGCCGGTGTCGATCGGGATCGACCGGCGCGCCATGTCAGGGACGGCACGAGACATGGGTGACCTCCAGGGGTCGGGTTCAGGCGTCGCCGGCGTTGCCAGCGGCTGAGAGCGGCACGAGCTCGCCGTCGACGGAGATGAGCGTCATGTTCGACGGGACGATGTACTCGTCGAGGCCGTCGGCGGGTTCGCGGTCTTCGAGGTCGCGGACCTCGTTGCGGGTCATCCAGCCGTCGGTGATCGCGGAGTGGTAGAACGCGGCGCGGGTCTTGGCGTCACCGCGCAGCAGCCCCTCGAGCTTGTGCTTGCAGTAGGCGATCTCCGGCAGGAGCTCCAGGTCGTAGCGCTGCTCGTGCAGCTCGATCCAGTTGCCGAGCGTGAACTTCACCCACCCCAGCACCTGCTCCTCGATGCCGGTCCCCCAGCTGGTCGAGTTGGTGATGTCGCCGACCAGGTGCGGCGGAAGCCCGACCATGCGGGCGATGTCCGACACCGACCACTTCCGAGACTCCAACAGCTGAGCGTCCACCGGAGGGATGGCCACCGGCGTGAACGACGCCCCCGAGTCCAGGACTGCCACGTCACCAGTGCGGTCCGGGCCCGATGTCAACGCCCTCCACCGCGCCTTCAGCCGATCCGCGCCCGTCTTGGACAGCTCCCCCTCGGTGGTCAGGACCCCCGACAGCCGGGACCCGTTGGCGAAGAACGACGCTGCGGAGTCATCGGTGGCGATCGAGATCCCCAACGACTGACGGAACACCTCGAGCGGGCGAATCCCCGAGATGCCATCCATCGACAGGTACGGGATGTGGAGGACGTCGCGGGACGTGTAGCGGTGCTCGACGCCCTTGTTGTCCCGGACGAGGAACAACAGGCCCTCGGGGTTGTCGCCGGTCAGGTCGGTCTCGACGGTCCGACAGCGGCCCGGGTGCAGCGGCCACACCTGCACCACCTGGCCCGCACCGTTGCGGAGCTTGCGGTTGAAGCTCGCCCCCCAGGCGATGCCGTGCAGGTAGCAGGTGGTCCGCCACTCGATCTGGGTCTGGCGAGGGTTCGGTCGGGCCAGCACCGTCGGGACCACGAACGGGTCACGGGTGCCCCTGCGGTAGGTGTGCAACGGCAGCATGGCCAGCGTGCCAGCGGTCACCGCCAGCGCCCGGTAGTAGGCCGGCAAGCCGAGCACCCGCTGCTCAGTGACCGCCACGCCGGCAGCGCGGCGGCCGCCGCTGAACCACGCAGCCAGGTTCTCCGAGGTGAGCGGCTCGGACTCGATCGAGCGCGACGGCCGCCCGAACAAGCTGGACAGGACCGTCACCGACGAGCCTCACGCCGGGCGATCTCCGTGGCCTTCGCCCCCGCCGCCGCAGCGGCCACCAGCCACGCCCCGCGCTCCACGTGGGCAGCAGCTGCGAAGGCCAGGCAACCCGCCGCAGCGAGCTCGAGCAGTTCGGCCCGGGCCCGCCACGCCAGCGCCACCGGCACCATGGCCAAGGTGGCCACGGCCAGCACGGCGGTGACCCAAGCTCGGCGCAGACTGGAGATCGATCGCTTCACCACAGGTTCACCTCCTTGGGTCGCTGCTCGATGTGGTCCAACTCGACCTTCATGGCGTTGGCCAGGGCCGCCAGCCCGTCGATCCGCTTGCCGACCTTGGCCCGGTCCGGCTTCACCAACTTGATGCGGTCCTGGTCGTCCCGGCGGACCTCGGCGCTGTCAGCGTTCCAGCGGGCCACCGGGTGGCCGCCATGGCCGAGGAGCAGGTCGTCGGCGTAGTCCGCTGCGGCGTCGTGCTGGACCAGGCGCATGAGCTCCTTGAGCGGCTCGGACAGCCCGTAGCCCTGGGCCACCGGGCGCACCGCGTCGTCACCGAGCAGCCGCTGGAGGAACTGGGCCGTGTTCACCGCCTGCCACGAGTCGTAGCCGACCCGGACGATCCGGAATCGGGCAGCATCCGCAGCGAGCTGGGGGTGGATGGCGAGCCCGGAACCGGACCGGCCGGTGGTGGGGTCGCCAGCGTAGTCGATCCAGTCGCCCTCGGTGGCGGTGAGGAACCCCTCGGCCACCCACCGAGACGCCGCCTTGTTCGTGTGACGGTCGAGCGTGCGGAGCTCGGCCTCAGGGGTCCAGAACCGCCACAGCACCGCACCAGGCTCGGTGCCAGTCGGCGGGAACCGCAGCACCCAGGCCGCCAGGTCGGTGGTCGAGGCGAGGTCGAGGCCGGCGAAGCAGGCCCGGCCTCGCAGGTCAGCCTCGTTGACGGCACCGCCCGCACGGTCCCACAGAGGCAGCGGCATCCACCGGGTCACCACGGACCGGCGGATGTTGAGCTGCAGCTGCATGAACGCGTCGAGCTTCACCGGGTCCTCGCGGGCCTCCTCGGCCATGGCCCGCATCTCGGACTTCGACTTGAACGACCCGAGCGCCGGGTTGGCGATCGGCCAGGTCTTCTCGTCGAACGGGTCCGCGGCGATCGGGGTCTTGCGGACCCAGGCGAAGATGTGCGCCGCCCTGGCCGGGTCCTCCTGCACCCGTTCGGCCTCGTCGATCAGATCCGCCCCGAAGGACTCCGGGAGGTTCGTCTCGGTGGTGATGGCGATCAGCAGCGGCTGAGCCCGGGCACCCGTGGCGGTACGCATCGCGTCCCACAGGTCCCGGTTCGGCTGGGAGAGCACCTCGTCGAGCACGAACCCGTGCGGGTTGTGGCCGAGCTCGCCGAGCGCATCAGCAGGGATCACCTCGTAGAACGAGCCCCTGGCCTCGTGGTAGATCCGGCGGGCCGCCTTGTTCTCGTCCAGGGCGGCCGTCAGCTGCGGTGACAGCTGCATCATCCGCTTCACCGGCATGTACACCTTGCCGGCCTGACGGGTGTTCTTCGCCGCCCCGTACACCTCGGCCGCCTCTTCACCGTCAGCGACCAGCAGGTACAGCACCAGAGCAGCGGCAAGCGCGCTCTTGCCGTTCTTGCGGGCCATCACGATGTAGGCGATCCGGTACCGGCGCACGTAGCGCGACCAGTCCTCGGACCACACGACCTCCCCGAAGAGCGGCCGCACGATCTCCATCTCCTGCCACCGCTCCAGCACGAACGCCCGCCGGGCGTACGGCCCCGACGTGTGGCGCAGCACCTCGGCGCAGAACTTCACCGGCCGGTCAGCCCTCGGCTCGCAGTAGTGAGCCCCCTTCTTCTTGCAGACCTTCCCGTCGAACTCGTAGCCGCACACCGGGCCCCGCCGGTCAGCCGGCCGCCACCGCTTCGCCGGATCCAGCGGCGCCCGCTTCGCCCGGGCCCTGGCCCTTGGCTCAGATGAAGAACCGCTCCGGGTCTTGGCCGTCACCAGCGCCTCCCCGGTCGATCGGCAGCGCCGACCGCTCCGCCGGCGTCAGCCCGAACCGCGCTGCCCTCTTCGCGCTCACCTCGAGCGCCGCCTTCTGGATGTAGAACCACTCGTTCGGCACCACCCGAAACCCGGTCTTGGCGCCGTTGCGGTCGAACACCGGGCGCTCCACCATGTGCCCGTCGGCCGCCAGTTGCTCAGCCGCCTCAGCCACGGTGGCCACCGCATCGCACCACTCAGCGAACGCCTGCACATCCCAGCCCGTCAGCACCCCCTGGTCGATCAGGTCCGGGGCCAACCGATCCCACTCGGCCACCGCCCGAGGGCGCAGCCACGCCGGCGGCACGACCTCCACCTCGTGAGGCATCGGAGCGGACCGGTTGATCCGATCCTTGCGGGTGCCCTGCACCAACTGGAGGGCCGTCGGCTTCTTCGGCCGGCCCTTGCCCGCAACACCCATCACCGCCTCCTTGGGTACGCGGGGTCCGGACTTTCGTCAGCGAGAGAGGAACGCTGGCGGGTCCTGGCCGCCCCGCCCCGGGCCCGAACTTTTCGCCCGCCCCTCCCCCTCCACCAGCGGCGAACCGCCCTTCGAGGAGTTGCAGCGCCGACACAGCGGCACCCGAGGCTGAGACCGCCACGCATCGACGTCACCACCGAAGCTGGCCAGCGACCAAGGATGATCACCGGTCAACGGATTGGCCCGAGTGCCCGCATCAGCGTGCGGGCAACCACCTCGGGCATGGCACCACGGCTCCGCATCGATCGCCGCACGAGTGCGGCGCTCATGGTCGGCGTCGTACAACTCCCGGGACCGAGGACGCCGAGGACGAGACGGCATTACGGCCGCCACGAACGATGGCCACCCAACGGACGACACGGCCCCGCCTGCACCGCCCGACGAGGCACCACCCGATCCAACAACCAGCGGGAGAACGCAGCCAGCACGACCCACCTCCCCGCAACGAGAAGAGCCGCCCCGGATCACCAGGACGGCCCATCGAAATGAAGTATGTACCCTCCGAGCACCGAAGTGGTGGATACCCCAGGTCAGCGCATGTACCGGGGGAACACCGGCCAAACCGGCGGCGGCGACGTCACCAGGATCTCGGCAACGTAGGTGGCCTCGTGATCACCGCAGCGCCGGAACGGGCGGTGGGCCAGCTCTGCCGCAACGAGCCCTTCCCCCAGCCGGACCGCAAGGCATCGGTCGACGGCGACCCCGGCGTCTGTGAGCCAGCGGAGCAGGTCATCCTTGCGTGGCTCCCGGTCGACGTGGTGGGTGGTCAGGGTGAACTCGTCACGGGCTAGCACCTGGCAGCCGCACCGCAGCACGACCGTCACGACGCCCGCTTGCCCTTCTTGGGCTTGGCTTCCCGGGCTCGCTGCTCCTTGAGCGCCTTCGTGACCATGGCTGCTCGGATCGGCTCGCCCCGGTGGCGTCGCTGCAGCAGCACGATGGGCGGGTTGCAGCCGTGCTCGGCACGGAAGGACCCGCACCACCGGCACAGTCCCTCGTAGAACGGGCGGCCGTTCGGCTTGCGGGTGATCGGCTCGCAGTGCTTGTCGTCGCGCCAGCACGACCGGCACCACTCGTCACCCGGCGTCGCCTCGACGAACTCCCGCTCGAGGTGCTCGGTCGGGTAGGGCGCCGACAGCTTCACCACCCGGTGCAGCAGCAGCTGGATCTGCTCGACCTCCCGGCGCAGAAGCCGCATGTTCTCGGCGGCACGATCACCGATCACCGCCGCC